GGTTTCAAAGAAGGTGGTAAAGTTTTAAAACCCGTAAAACCAAATCAGAAGGGTTTAAAAAAATTACCTAAAAAAGTTAGAAACAAAATGGGTTACATGAAAAAAGGTGGAAGAGTTTAATGACAAAACTTTGTCCTAGAGGAAAAGCTGCAGCGAAGAGAAAATTCAAGGTATATCCCTCAGCATATGCTAACGCATACGCTAGCAGAATTTGTGCGGGCAAAATAAAAGATCCATCTGGAGTAAAAAGAAAAGATTTTAAAGGACGAAAACCATCTGCAACGGGTGGACGAGTCAAAGCTGCTGGCGGAGGTTTGATGGAAGCAACACAAAGACTAAGAAGACAAGGTCTTAGAGGTGGTGGCTTCATGGCAAAGCGAGCAATGTTTTATGGCAAGTAATGGTCTAGATAAATGGTTCAAACAGAAATGGGTCGATATTGGGAGCAAGCGAAAAGATGGCTCCTTTGCAAAGTGTGGCCGTTCAAAACAAAAAGCGGACGCGAAACGGAAGTATCCAAAATGCGTGCCTCTTGCCAAAGCCACACGGATGAGCGACTCGCAAAGGGCGAGTGCTGTCAGACGAAAAAGAGCGGCAGGTAATACTGGACCTAAACCAACGAACGTAAAAACATTCGCTGGTAGAAAGAAAATGGGATTAGGTGGATTAGTATGAGAAAT